AATTCAAATTCATTTTTATTATCAAACGATGATAAATCTACTTCTTTTGTTTTTACTTTACCCAAATCAACCTTTGCATCAATTGATTCATTTAATTTAGATGAATAAAATTTAAAAAGATACTCCGGACCATATCCCAACAATCTAGTTGCAAGAATAATAGCGTTTTTATCTCCTAAAATAATTTCACTAGGATTTACGTTGCCAACAATAATAGATTCAAATAATTTATCCAAAACAATACCTTTTTTAATAAGATTTTGATTTGAAAGAATATCTTCTTCTTTTGCTGTCATATGTTTTATAGTAATTCTACCCGAAGCAAGTGGATGGTCTTTTGGATACACCTTACCCTGCGATGGAAGGTCTAATACTTCCGTTGGAAAATCATATTGTATTTCTGCCATAACGTTATTCGTTTTTAAGTTTGTATATATAAATACATAGTTTTTAAAAAATTGGAAATAAAAAAGGGGATACTTTTGATATCCCCTTTGTTTTTATATTTTTCTTAAATTAGAATTCAAGAATTGCGTAATCATAAGATAATGTTAATTCAATGGTTGCAACTTCGTTTGATGAAAAATCCAATTCACCGAAGTTTGCTTGTTGAATAAATGCACCTTTTAAAGTCCATTGTTCAATCTTATCACCAACAGGTCCTAACAAATAGAAAGTAATATCTTTTTTATAGAAATCTGCATATCCACGTCTACCGGTAATCGATTCGTGTCCTAAACGAATCCAATCCATTACCTTTTGCGCTGCAGAAGGTACAATTGGGTCATACAATGTTATAGTCAAATCTTGCCAATCAGCTTTACCTTGTAATTTTCTTTTAACGTTGATATGGTCTAAAGAAATTGTTTCAAACTGAACTGTAGGTCTGTTCATTGCCTTTACAAGATATGAAGGGATAGTATCTATCTCCATCACATATCTATTTTTCATTTTAGGTTCGAAGTTCGTATAGAACATCTTGTCAAACTCTAATATTTCTGCCATTTTATTATCCTTTTATTTTATATTAATAAATATCTACTTCCTTTATTTTCGTATTATGCTGAGAAACTTGCTCCAGTTGGTAAGATGTTGAAATCTATTACGATAAATTCCGCTGTCTTAGCCGGTTGTAAGAAAATTTGTCCTGCTAATATGTTTCTATCAATTACATCAGGTGTGTTGTTACTTTCATCCATTACAACTTTAAAGGTATAAAGTCCTTGTCTTTGTTGTACTGATTCTAAGTAAGGGTTCACAGTGTTTAAGAATCTTTGTCTAGTTGTCGAAGTATTTTGTTCGAATACTAAGAAACGAGATGTTGATGCAACGAATTTTTTCAAGTTGATAAGTAATCTTCTAACATTGATTCTATCTAAAGCAGATGCCTTATCTTGCAATGTTTTCTGTCCGAATGCTACAATACCTTGTCCAGGGAATGCCGCAATTGGGTTTACTTTGTTCTCATATAGAGTATCTCTTTCAGAGTGTGTTAATCTATTCAATACACTAACTGCTCCGGTAATACCACCTCTATTCAAACCCGCAGGTGCAAACCATTCAGCTGCCAATCTATCGTTAGAAGCGTAAACCGCTGGTAACAATGTAGAAGGTGGAACAGTTGTAAGTTTGTTTGTGTTACTATCAATTGTTTTCATCCAAGGATAGTAAGTTGCTACATAGTTTGAATCTACTGAATTTGCTTGCTCAGTTGCTTCAGTAATTGAATCATCATAATCGTTGAAATCAGCGATATAGAAACAATCTTGTCTTTCTTCAACCATATCAATTGCTTTAGAAGTAACTGATGGGTGAAGGCTTCTTACGATACCAGGAGTTACTACCATATTGATATCATATTCATCAGGATTAGATACTGCGTTGATTGCTTTAGTATATGCGATTGAACCATTTTGTGATGAGTTCGAACAATTAAATCCTTGTGTATTTGAATTTCCCCAATCAGTATCACCAGCCTTAGCTTTTCTTACGGTTGGATTCATACCATCAAATCCATATTGGAATCCTAATACAAATTGTCTTTTAACCATATCAGTTGATGCTGAACCAGTCATTACATATGATAATTGTGAATCAAATGCGAATGTTACGTTAGCACCAGCTTCTGCTCCATCAGGAATTGGTTTTAAATATTGGTTGTTATCTATTGCTTTATATGCATCTTCAAAATCAAATCCAGAAAAATAAACCGGAGATGATGATGTGTTATTTGCTGAACCTGTTTGGTAATTTACGGCAGGCACCCAATTTGCTTCTATTGTAGAATTTGTTTTAATTGGATTCACATATGCTGCGTGTCCAAATGGTGCTGCTGATATTGGATAAGAACCTGGTCCTAAGATATTAGAATTAGCGTCTTGTACAACTACTCTTACATTGTTTGATTTATTTGAGTAATCACCAGTTTCGGTTAATTTTCCATTAGAATCAATTGTTAACTTTCTATCACCAATTCTTCTGGCTATATAGTTAGGAGATGCAGGGTCTAAGTTTACGTTATTATATGTTTCAACTACACTCTTTCTCTTATCAGTATCACCGTATGAACGAATAGTTACAGTAAATGTTGAATAGTCAGTTGAACCATCTTCACCAGCTGCTTTTACATTAGAAATACCAACTTTAAATTTAGTATTATATAATGTACCATGTCCTATTGTTTCGAATTTAAATAAATTATATCTTTCACCACTAATTAATTGAGATACTACGATTGGAGTTTCTGCTTCACTAGCATCACCATACACCTGTGTTGGTAGGTTAACTTCGTATATTTGTACACCATGTGGAGTACTATCATTTTTAAATCCTAATGATGAACTTTCAAAATACAAATATCCATAAGCTGCTTTAGCACCAAATGGAGATTCACCAAATACGTCAGAAATATCGTTTGTAGCTTCTTGAAAAATTGATGCTGATATACTAGTTGCTGCAGAACCAGAACCAATTAGTCCTGATATTACAAATGAACCGGATACCGATGCACTACTTGTAATGTTAGTAGAAGCGTTTAAAAATCCAACACCCTCATCGCCAAAATTAGTTGAATATAAAACTCCAACTAGTTTTCTACCTTGAGAACCGGATGCTAATATACCCAAAGGTGCTGCCTGTGAGTAACCACCAATTCCGGCAACTCTTACGATTGTTGCTTGTCCAGCTTCTCTTAAATAATTTTGTACTGCGTATTCGGTATAATAAGTTCCATCAGGTGTTCCGAAGATATCTTCAAATTCTGATTGCGTTCTTACGATTGTTGGAACGAATGCAGGTCCTTGTTTAAAAGGTCCTATAAATGCTGCTCCAATTTCTCCCACTCCTTGAGCTAAGAAGGATAGGTCATTTTCTCTTGTGAATACGCCAGGTGATACGATTCTTTCTGCCATTTTATTTCTTCGATTTGTATTTTAAGTTTGTATTAGTAATAACTTACAGTAATACTCATATAAATATAAACAAAATATTCAAAACACAAATTAATTATTAAGAATCGATATTACAAACTATAATTTTGTTTATAAATTAATGCGTTGGACATTTAATAATAAAGATACGAAATCATTATGGATTTGTTGCTGCAATTTCCGGTGATGGTGTTGTTGCACTACCGGATGTAGGTGACCACGGCATATCCGCTGCGCCAACATCTAATGTCGCAAATTTAACAGTATCTATTTGTTTTTGTATTTGTTGATTGATGTGAGACATATAATTCGATGGAGCCGAACCACTTACATAATTTTTAACCCATCCTATAACCAATTCTTCGGTTAAATCACGATAATCTACAAAACCATCTGCGTTTAAATCTTCAACCGTAAACGGAGTTGCACCATTAAATGTCCCGGAATTACCATCTTCATCGGTTGCCGTTATTTTCCAATTCGTACCAACAATAACATCAGTTAAATCAACTGTGTTTTGTTTTTTTAATCCTGTTAATTTCCATTCGTATGTAAATCCCATAATGTGTTTATTTTTAATAAATATTAAACTTTTTTATTTTAATCTTCTAACGAACCACTATAATAATCAGTAGTTAATAAATGTTTGTATGCTTGTTCTATATGATTTAATTCAGATGGAACTTGTAAAAAGAAACGGCAATGATGGTCCATTCCTTCAGTTCCAATAGATACACCATATTTATTATCTGATGGGTTTCTTCCAATAAACCCAATTGGTTTTGCATCTGCTTCTCTTGCAGCTTTATCTTTCCATATAGTTACCGATGCTTCTGCAACATATCCAGCTTTCCAATAAACTTCGTTTCCTATTTGATTTGCACCAAAAGTTACACCATCTGGTCTTGTTGGGTCTGGAGGTGCAGGTACATTTGATGTTCTTTTCTCAATTGCAACATTTGTAACTACATGATATGAATTTGGTATAACTACACCAGTTCCTGGTAATTCGTAATCTTTAATTAGTGCCATATTATTATCCTTTAATATTAAGTATTAAATTATTTAAAATTTCTTTTAATTCTTTAATTTCGTCTGATTGTTTTTCTATTATTTTATTTTGTTCCTTAACTGCTTCAATTAGTATACCAGCCAGATTACCATATGCAACTCCATACTCATCATTAACACCACAATAAGTTACTACTTCAGGTAATACTTCTTCAACTTCTTGTGCAATTACCCCAACTTGTCTTTTCTTATCTACATCATCAATTCTATTATAGTAAACTCCTCTTAATTGTAAAACTTTATCTAATGCAGAATCTATTGTTTCTATATTTTCTTTTGCACGTCTATCGGAATACGCCACAATGTTTTCAGTAGCGTAGATACCCCTACTAACATACATACCATACGAAGGTGATGTTGAAGATGTGTTTACACCTACACAATTGTATGGGAAATAATGATAGAACATCCATCTACCAGATTGATAATAAATACCACCATTACCACCTCCATCAAACATTACAACCGGTGTATTACCTACATCAAATAATATACCACCATATCCATTTCTACTACCATCAACTCTCCATGTTCCATAAGTTGAGTTATTTGGATAGAAGTGTGCAGAGTTTAGGTAAGAATAAATTCCATGATAACCGTCCAATCTCTGCCAAGTATACCAGAATGAATAATTTGATGAACCACTTAATTGTATTAACAGGCTACTCATTGGGTAATCATCGTAAATTCTAATACCTTCATACGAACCAGCATTAGCTCCCATTTTAATACCGGTATGATATGCAATTCTTAAATCCGGATAAGGATAACCCCATCCACCACCTTCTTGGAAGATAGAATATGCATGTGCTCCTTGCCCAGAGTTACCACCAACTCCAGTCATATCATATCTTGCTGCTCTCCAATAGTTGTTAGCTTCACCAGAACTTAATTGAGAATATCCGGTTGGGTCACAATAATATGATGTATTATTTGAATCATAGAATATAGGTGCTCTAGAAGATTCAGCAGCTTCAACATAAGATGTACCCCAATACAGACCTCTACCCATTAGGAATCTATTAGGTCCACTTTGGAATATAAATGCCGATGCTACCCTAGTACCACTATCATGAACAGCAAATTCCCATTCATCTGCGCAGTTTGCTAATATACCAGTTGTAATTGCACCTGCCCAACTACCATTTAAGAAGTTATAGTTATAAGATGTACTACCTACTTGAAGAACGCCAGGATATGCGTGTGAGTAATTGTTTTGACCAACACATAAATTAACAATATATGATTGTCCGTTGGGGTCCATATACCTTCCAGTATCATTTTGGTCATAGAATATTGGTGCTCTCATTGAACCTCTAGCATACCAATTATTACCAGTATCAACCCAAACAGATGCTGGATATGACCAGTTAATTCCCACACCATAATGTGGGTTATAGTTGTTGTCATACCATCCAAAACTCATTTCATCCGGGTTTCGGTTTGCAATACCAATGCCCCATCTTCTAAATCCGCCGGCAGTTTTAATACCAGTGAATGATAAAACACCACCATGCGTTGTATTACCACTATCTGCGTATGAATTAATATAAAGATGTGGATAATATGGTGCATTCAATACCAATCCATATCTATCACCATCAGGATATACTGAAGTCGAACCATTCGTTGCCAATGTATCAGGTCCTAATAATAATGAATAATATCCAGATGAACCAACAAATCTTCCGTGATTTAATCTAGAATTAGAATCACCATCCAAATAAAATGCAGTATTTCTATCATAGTAAATTGGTGCGTTCATTTGGTCTCTTGCCCAAATTCTAGAAGAAATTCCCGCAAATGTAGTACCATAGTTCATTACCAACAAGCCGTGGTCATTTAAACCCAATGATGCTTGTCCTCCAGCGTTTGGATGTGACCAAGCTAAACCATATAAAGAACCAGGAGATGAACCATCAATTGCCAATTTATATGAATCACCCATTGCGAATACACCCTGGTATCTAGTAGATGTATAAACCCCCACAATAGATTGTCCGTAGTTGTAATCTAAATAAATGTTATTGTTTGTATTGATTCGGATTGGTGCGTTGAAGTTTGCAACACCACCACCACTATTAGAGAAACCTACTCTTGATGTGTATTGATTAGAACCATTCAATGAGAAGAATCCATTATTTTCCCCAGCAAAATAACTACCATCAATTAATGTAGATACTTGTCCACTTGCATATAAAGTAACAAACTCTCCACCAGAAACATTAATGCCCCAATGTCTAGTAAATCCATAAGAAGCGAAATCGGCCATCCAGCCACCACTATTATACCAAACCTGTGCACCACCAATGGTCATATTTGTGGCGTTGATACCTGATGTGGTTATTTGTGCATAGTTACCACCATTACTACCTGCTATTCTAAATCCAGTTCCAGAATAAAATACCAATTCTTCCCAATCATCGGCTGCATTCCATAAAAAGTGGTTTGTATCACCATTAGTTCTTAGGTATAATCTATTATCATTCAAACCATAAGAACCGGTCATATTTATACCACCAGAAACAGGAATTGCGTATCCAGAATAGTTTCCAGCATGCAACATTGCTCTCCATCCACTTTGCCAGTTTGTAGTACCATACCACCCGTATCTATGAAGAATTTCACCCTGATAGAAATAAAATTGGTCATGTTGGTGACCTACCAACCCATAATATTCAATCAATGTACCATATGAAGATGGTGCTCCACCTTGAGTGTAGTTATCCCACATTCTAAATGACATTGGTTGTGTACCACTTCCAGTACCATGTGCTCCCCAACCAAAATCCCATTCTCTATAAGGGAATGTTACTTGGTTTACTACTATTCTATTACTATTCCATAAATAAGTTGTATCATTTTGAATATAAAAAAGTGGTGAACGTAAATTACCGGTATTGGAATCAGGAGTTATAAAAACATCCTGATTTGTCATTCTTAATGTAGTAAAATTGGAATTACCTTCAGTTCCTGTATTTAAATCAATTCTTTTTGATGCACCTCTATTGGAAATAATCATTTTACCAGCGCCATCGTGATTCCAACTGAAACCATCTGCGGTATATGCTGCATATGTTCCAAATGATTGTGATGTACCACCTAATCCAAAAAATCCTTTATGTGAATTATTTTCTCTAAAATCTATTAAACCATAATGAGATGCGTTATCTAAATCTAATATAATGGTTGCTCCACTACTATAATTATTTCTTAATCTTGTTGAACCATATGATTCAAATCCACCATCCGTTCTTAATACATACGGAGTATAAGTACCATTACTAAATTGATTAGCCTGGTTTAATCTCAACCAACCATCGGTTGTGTCTAGTGCTTGTTTGTTATTACCATAAAGATAGTTGGTAAAAAATAAATTGTTTGCAACATATAAATTATTTGTTACCCTTACATGCGTATCACCTTCACCAACTGAAAATAATCTAGTTCCTAAATCTTCTGAATCAAATATCCTAACCCCACCATAGCCAGCTTGTGCACCCATACGAATACCAGTGTGCCATCTTAAATCTAACTTAGTATAATTACCTCCAAAGTTTTCTAAGTTAGTACCTATGTAATAATTTGAATTTGCATCACTATCACCTCCACCAAAATGTAATCTAGTAGAAGCTACCGAACTATATGCTTGATTGCTAAAGTTTCCGCCAATTACAACTCTATCTGATGTTTCGAGTGCATTTAAGCGAGATGTACTACTATTAATATAGTATGATGTACCACCTACATAAATTGTACCATCTGCTCTAAAGTTATATGGGGTATAAGTACCACTACTAAATTGATTAGCTTGGTTTAATCTTAAATAAGAATCAGTTGTATCTAATGCTTGCTTACTATTACCATAAAGATAGTTTGTAAAGTATATTGGACCTGATGACCTAAATGAATTATCTGCTTGATTGAACTGCCATTGAGAACCTGCAGCTGTTGCTGTTCCCATATGAATACCAATGGTATCTAAGTTACTATAAGCTCCAGCATTTCCTTGGAAGTAACTTATACCATATCCATCGGCATTTCCAAATCTCCAAATTGGATTTCTAACATTACCAGCATATGTTGTACTATAAAATCCAGATGTACCGGCCGCATAAACTCCAGTTGAAGATATTACCTGATTGAATGTTACATTATCAGTTGTTCTCACATACTGATTCATATTATATGCATAAGGGTCACTTACACTATCTAATATCAATCTCCATGCAGTCCAAGAGTTACCACTACTTACACCATAATCACCAAAACGAGCTTGTAATCTAGTACCACCATAAACAGAACTATATGGTGTATATAATTGTAATGAACCACCACCACCAGCATATGTTCTCATCATCATTACAGAACCATAATTTGGAAATCCTTCTGCCGATGAAACAAATGCGTTTGTTATACCTTGTCCAAATGAAGTTGGTAAGGTTGCTGCATTCCAACCATAGTTAGCCAATGCGTTTAGTAGATTAGCCGATGTTGCTATACCACTTAAGTTTGATGTTACGTTTACAAATGTAGGTGAATCGGTTGTTCTAAGATTTTGATTCATTAAATGAACTTCCGTAGCCCCCTGTCCGGTATTTACGGTTGCAAATGTTACAGCATCGGTTGTACGAACCGCCTGGTCCATTGCGTACAATTCATTTGCACCTTGTCCAGTATTTACAGTTGCAAATGTTACTGCGTCCGTTGTACGAACATTTTGGTCCATTGCATATAATTCATTAGCACCTTGTCCGGTATTAACGGTTGCAAATGTTACAGCATCGGTAGTTCTTACGTTTTGGTCCATTAAATAAACCTCAGTTGCACCTATTCCAGTATCAATTGTACCACTAAGAACTACATTACCTGATACGTTTATAGTATCATCAAATGACCATCTATCCGTACTTTCATTCCAAATGAATTGTTTTGTTGCCGCATTACCTCTCTTAATTTCTATGCCGGCATTTTCAGTTGGTGCCGTTGATGCTCCAATATCTGCATTTAATGTAATGATGTTATCACCTACATTTAAAGTTGTTGTATTAATATATGTTGTAGTACCACTTACAGTAAGGTCACCAGTAATTGTAGCGTTACCAGTTACTGTTAATAGAGTACCATTGAAAGTTAAATTTGATTCTACTGTCCCGTTTGGTGCACTTCCGTTTAAAGTAATTACACCATTATCAGTTGTACCAGTTAATGCCAATAATCCGGATGTACCAGCAGAACCTGATGTACCACTACTTCCACTTGTGCCAGAAGAACCCGATGTACCACTACTTCCACTTGTGCCAGATGTACCTCTAGTACCGCTTGTGCCAGATGTTCCCGATGTACCGCTTGAACCAGAAGTTCCCGATGTGCCAGATATTCCTGATGTTCCCGATGTTCCTCGAGTTCCACTTGTTCCAGATGAACCTGATGTACCACTACTTCCTGAAGTTCCAGAAGTTCCACTTATTCCAGATGTACCAGATGTTCCTCTAGTTCCACTTGTGCCAGAAGTTCCCGATGTACCACTTATTCCAGATGTACCGGCACTTCCACTTGTACCAGATGTTCCCGATGTACCACTTATTCCAGATGTACCAGATGTTCCACTTATTCCTGATGTTCCCGATGTACCAGAAGTTCCACTACCAGAAGTTCCAGAAGTTCCTGCCGAACCACTTGTACCAGAAGTTCCCGATGTTCCCGAAGAACCTTGTGCTCCACTTGTACCAGAAGTTCCAGATGTACCGGAAGTTCCTGATGAACCCCCTAATCCAGAAGTACCTGAAGTACCCGATGAACCACTGCTTCCAGATGTTCCAGAAGTTCCTGATGTTCCAGAAGTTCCCGAAGTTCCCGATGAACCTGACGTACCCGCTGAACCACTACCACCACCAGCTCCACTTACTCCCGAAGTTCCAGAAGTTCCTCTTGTTCCCGATGTACCAGATGTGCCTGATGTTCCCGATGAACCTGCAGTTCCGCCAGCTCCAGTTATTCCCGATGTTCCGGAAGTTCCTGATGTACCGGAAGTTCCTGCAGAACCGGCCGAACCAGTTCCACCACCTGCTCCCGTTATTCCAGATGTTCCCGAAGTTCCCGAAGTTCCTCCAGAGCCAGATGTACCACTACTACCACTTATACCAGATGTACCGGCTGAGCCTGTTGTTCCTGATGTTCCACTTATTCCAGAAGTTCCCGATGTACCTCTTGATCCCGATGTTCCAGATGAACCACTTATTCCAGAAGTTCCTGATGTTCCACGCGTGCCACTTGTTCCGGATGAACCAGAAGTACCAGATGACCCGGTTGTACCACTACTACCAGTAGAACCAGAAGTACCAGATGTTCCTGATGAACCACTTGTACCAGAAGTTCCACTACTGCCTGATGTTCCCGATGTTCCGGAAGAACCAGATGTTCCAGATGTTCCGGAAGTTCCTGATGTTCCTGAAGTGCCGGATGTACCAGAAGTTCCTGATGTTCCCGAAGAACCATCTAATCCAGATGTTCCACTTGTACCCGAAGTACCAGATGTACCAGATGTTCCACTTGTACCCGAAGTACCAGATGTACCGGAAGTTCCTGATGTACCGGAAGTTGCCGCTGCGGTTTTTATACCAATTTTACCAGTTGATGAATTATAAACTAAAACTTCATTTGTACTACCATCTTGTTGCAATGAACCATCTCCAAATGATAGTGAACCTGTTATCCCAACACTTCCTGTGAATTCTTGTTTATCGAGTTGAGAGTCACCAAATTTATTTGAACCAGATGAATAAATTATAGATGATGAAATATAAATTACTTTTAATTCAGTTGCATTTATTGTACCTGCTACTGTTAAGTCAGTATTAACTATTAGTCCTTTATTTGGAGAAATTATTGCAGTTGCCGAACCAGATTTTAATCTATCTAAATCACCAATAGATGCGGCACTTATATTAAATAAACCACCACCATCGCCTCTAAATAAAGATGCGGATATTGATGATGAAATATTAATCGAACCACTAATTTGTGTATTTGTGTTTATTTGAAGCGGATTATTACCAAAAGAATCAATTTCATCAGTTTGAATCTTAGATGCACTAAAATTACCAACTACATCTACCGATTGAGATGAGAAATTAGCTATTCTACTCCCGCTTACAAATAAAGAAATTTTATCTTTAGTTTGTTGATTTAAACCATTAGGGTTACCGCCTAAATATTCCATTCATTAAAACTTTTATGTTATCTCCAATACTGAAACAATTACATCCGCAGAGTTAGCTAATGATGAGGTTACTGAAAGAAAATCTCCAGCTTCTAAAACTAATTTTTGCTCACCACCAACCAATATGTTAGAACTACCAGGTAAAATTAGTGAATCTTTCACAACATATACAACTTTATTTGCGGAGTTATCTCTAACCATCACACTAACTGAAATATTATTTGTGTTTACATTCGCTACACCAACACCAATTACAGTTGTAGATGTATTAACAGGAGTTTCGTAAACTTTAACACCTGATGTTCCAATTGAACCCGTTATACTATTTTTAAATGCGTTTGCCATTTTTTTATTTTTTTTATCCTAATGCTATTGCAAATGCAATAGACGAATCCAATACATCAACTCCATCTACTAAATATCCACCATCTGTTAAATTCATTGAACCAGTCATTCTTATAGAGCCACTTACTGCCAAACTATTGTTTACAATAAGATTATCAAATGATGCCTGTTGAACATCAATAGTTCCTTTAAAAGAGCCAGTAAATGAGCCACTTAAATTTGCGTAAGCAGATAATGCCTGTGTAATTGAACCCGAAAATATTGGACTATGTATAATCATCTATATCTATATGCTTTTTGTTATAGGTATAAATATAAATATTTTCCCTTTTAAGGTTTAACCGGCCAAGTTATATTAAATGGATTAGTTTGAGATGTGATATCTCTTAAAGATTGTCTGTATTCAGACCAAATTACTTTTGTTTCGGATGGAATATCCGATAATTGCGTCCAATCGCACTCTGATAATAATTCGTTTCGAATTTCTCTAACAACAAACCATTGATTTTCTAATCTGTAATCTATTT